ATTAATGATTCTGTAACTGATGTAGAAATTACACAAGGTGGTACTACTTATGCCTTTACTTTAGGTTTAAATAATGATGATATCGCTTATACCTATTTTAAGAATTATACAGGTCCACAAAGTGAAACATATTGGGAAGATAATGTTGTAAAAAGAAATAGAATGGGATTTAAAACCGTTTCACAAACTGTTACTGCGAAAGCAAGAGAGTTAACAGCAGAATTTTCTAAGTATGCTAGACAAGATATGTTATCCTCACATGGATTTGATATTGAAGATGATATTTTAACAAATGGTGCTTATTTACTTGCAAGAGAAACTGATGGTGAAATTTTGGCTGAAATTGAAGCCAAAGCTATATTGAATGGTACTTACACAATTCAAGTTGATACACAAATGTCGCATCATGTGTCTGAAATGACCAAGTTACAAACCATTTGGATTGAATTATTGAATCAAGCTAAAATGATAAATAAAAGTAACAGAAAGGGTGAAGCGAATTGGATTGTTGGTGGTTCTACATTTTCTACCTTTATACAAGCAATGCCGAACTTCAAGCCAGCCGCACAAGTTAGTCCAACAGGTGAAGGTTTTATTGGTACTTTAGGTGGAAAATTCAATATTTTTAATGATAATCAACGTGATGCGTTAAGTGCATTAATTGGTTATAAAGGAATGACAGAAAGGGATAACGGAATTATCTTTTGCCCTTACCGTCCAATCGAGGTTGAGTCTGCAATCGGTGAAAATGATTTCCGTAGAAAGAAACTTTTATCTAGTAGATATGGTATTGCAACAGACCTTTATGGTGCTGAAAATTACTATAGAAAGTTGGTATTAGCTGATATCGGATTTATGGCTACAAAGTCTTAAGTTAAACAATTAAATTTATAATTTAATATAGGGGGTGTAAGCCCCCTTTTTTATTCTTTCTTAAATATTATTGAAATGCTATATATATCATTATAACTTTTTTAAAGTGGGTTAAATGATACAAGATTCTGTATTATCTTATAGCAAATTGATTAAATACATATTGGATACACCTGAAAAGGGTGAAACAATGTATCGAATGTTATATGATAACGTAAAACTTAGCTATGTGAAGAATGAAACTAAAAACATATCATTGGTTTGGGATGCAATTAATAACTTTTATAAGGATTATGAATCACTTCCAAATTTTGAACAATTAAGTAACATATTAATACATAATGGTGCAATTAGTGTTGCAAATATTGATAAATTAATTGAACAAATTAAAAATGAAAGAATAGGTATTTTGAGTGGAACTGAAAAGTTTGTATTGCATTTGATTGAAAAATTTGTAACTGTTTCAGCAACACACGACGCAATGCTAACAGCAAGTAAGTTGTATAAAAAAATTGATTTTAAATTAGAAAATGCTCATGATGCTGTTTTTAAAATCAATGAATTATTTAAAGAAGTTGCTAAAATTAATTTTAATTTAGAGTTAGGTACTGAATATCATTCAAATTGGGAAGAGATGTATGATTATTATACACAATCTGGACATAAATATCCATCTGGTATTGATTGGGTAAATTCTAAAACGCAAGGTGGATACGAAAAGGGAACATTAAATATTTTTATGATGCGAACACATGTAGGGAAAACGATGGTTATGATATCTGAAGCTGCTGCAATGTTAAAAAGTAATCCTGAATTAAAAGTATTATATGTTAGTTTAGAAATACCAGTTAATAAAATTGCTGCTAGATTTGATTGGTCTTTAAGTGGTGTACCTGAAGCTGAAATAAAAAAAATGGATAAACAATCATACAAGGATTTAAGGGATAGGGTACGTACACAATACAAAACGAATGAAAGACTAGTATTAAGACAGTTTACACCATTTTCCCTAACAACATATAAATTAGAAGCTTATTTAGAACAATTATATGTTAAAAAAGGTTTTAAGCCTGATTTAATTGCAATAGATTATTTAGGAATTATGAAAGCAACTTTCGGTGATAATTCATATGAAAGAATTGGTGGAATAGCTGCTGTATTACGTGGAATTGGAATTGATAGGGATGCAATAATATTTTCTGGTGCACAAACAACAAGAGCCGGTAATAGAGCCAACCCAGTTGACATATCTCTTGATGAAATTGGTGATTCCAAAGCAATTAATGACCATGCAGATGTTATTATTGGTGGCTTTAAAAATGGTGAATTAGTGAAACTAAGAAGACTTGGTATGAAACTATTAAAAAATAGAATGGGTCATGAAAATGAAGTACTCTTTTATCCACATGTGGATTATATAAGACAAACAGTGTCTTTAGATAGAAATGATAATGAATTAGGTGGTATTGATAATAGTATTAGTGCTGAACCCAAAAAAGAAGTTAAAAAAACAATTACATTAAGTGGTATGAATCAGTATATTAGAAAATAATTTTTAAGGTGGTGAAATGGAAAACAATAAAATAGCGGTTTATAATCTTTTAGTTAGAAACAATGTTCCGCAAATGATAGTTGAAAAGGGTGGTAAATGCACAATTAAACCACTTAAAGGGGATATTAACAAAGAAGTAATGAAAAAAATAAATGATGACATAAAACACCTTGATTTAACATCAAAAACAGATTTTAGTACATTTGCATGTGATGTTATTAGTTTATTTTTATTGGTAAATCCGGAAATGGTAATCGAAGATGTCTTAGATTTATATTCAAATAAAATTAAGAAAAAAGGTGGATATAGCAGTGGTATTATTTTAGAAACATATGAGGAGGTATAGGGTATGCTAAACGATAGTAAAGACATTAAAGTTTTAAAGAAATTTGATATCGATTTGGCTTTTGGTCGACAATGGGAAGAATATGTAGATAATATATTTTCTGGTGTAACAAAATGTGAAGTTAAAACAGAAAAGGATATATGGGTTAAATCTGGTAATATGGTAATAGAGGTTTCGTCTTGGGGTAAAGATTCGGGTATAATAACAACAGAATCAGAAATTTGGGTGCAAAACTTTACAAAAAAGGGTGAACACAAATTTTCATTAATGATTCCAGTTGAAGTATTAAAAGAATATATAAAAAAGAAAAAACCCAGAACTGTAAAGGGTGGTGATAATTATGCTAGCATTTTAGTTTTAATTAAAATAACAGATTTCATTAAATATTTCTTAAATTAAATTATTGTGTTATTATATCTTTTTTTGTGAGGTATCAAATATGATAGTAATAAGACAGTTCAAAACAAACTTTAAAGATGAATACGAAGAAAGTGATAATTTTTTTGAAGTTTGGTCTGAGATTAGTCCGAAATGTACAGCGGAAAACATCTTTTATCAAATAACGGATAATGAAATTTATAAAGGTAGTGTGTTAATTTTACATAACATTAATGATGATGTTGGCTCACCCGTACCACTTGAATATGGTTCTGATATATATTTTGTTGATGAATGTGTTAATTTTAATGCAATGATGGGGAATATAGGTATTATTTTCCAAAAAGATATGATTGATGATTCTGATTCAATTGTTGGTAAAATTAAATATGATGATTTAATATTAACAGATACAATTTTAGTAAAACAACAAGATGTTAACATATTAATACCTGATGTTGGCATCCATAATGTAATTATAAAAAATGATGGTAAAATTGAATTAAGTGTGTCTGTAAATTACTATGAAGATGCAAGGAATACGATAAATCGTATTTTTGATATAAATAAAAAATCTGGTATGCTATGGGAGGAAATGCTGGATGTGATGGTACTTATTCTTACCTTTATGTTTCCGAATGATAAAAATAAAACAAATGACGTAAACGTAAATTATGTTTTTGAACATTTAGAACAACATTTTCCAGTCGATAATGTTAAAAGATATACACAACGATTGATAACAAAATCAAAGGGGTTAAAATGAGGTTATTAAAAATAATAGGAAACAATACAGAAGAAATGGAATTTAGTGAATTATTTAAGGATGAAAACAAAGTTGGTATAACGGGTTGTACTTACTTGTTAAATGAACATTATGGAATAGTAACAGGAGACCATAAAATGATATTTATGATTAATTCAAGAGTTGATTTTCAAGCTTTAACTGACGTCGAAGGCGTTGAAACAAAAGACATAAACACTAAAATCAATTCTGGGTATAAAAAACTAAGAGGATTCGAGGGTAATTACTATATGAAATACGACAGTGGCAGCGGTTTTATTGATATCTTGAATAAGGACACTAAAAGATATTTAAGGGTGTTTACATGGAATAATACAGGCGCAGTATCCCTAAAAAAGAAGGGTGCTGATGGATATAGAAACATTACTGTTGATAATTTAATTGAGAGGTATTTTAAAAATGAAAAAAATTAATAAATTGATTGAAAATTTAAAAAAAGGTTTTAAAGTTAATATTAAAACAGCATATATAAAAGTATTGTTTACGCCTAAAAATTTGGAAGCATATCTATTAAAAAAAGGTTTTGAAACAAGAGGTGTGAGAGTTGAAAATAGTAAAGAACGTAAAAAATTTACTTTATGTGGAAATTGGTTTGTTTTTGATAGTGATAATTTTAAATTTTATGTTGGTAAAAACAATGTTTATGGAGGGGCTGAATTGGAACATACTATAGACTGGGATGCATATTTTAATATCTTAATTGGTGGTGATAAATGAGTAAAATAGCCTTAAGTTTATTATTTCATTTGGTCGGGGATTATTTGTTACAAAATAGTTGGATTGCAAATAATAAAACAAAAAAA